CTCGAGGTCGCCGCGCAGACGACCTCGAGCCGGTCCTACGTCATGCACGAGTGGGCGCTTCGCAAGGAGGATGACCTTGACGACCTCTCCCTGGTCGTCCAGGCGAACCCGGCGAGCTGGCAGGACCTGGCGGCGCTCCGGGCGCGCCACGACTCCCCGTCGATGCTGCCGTGGCAGTGGGCGCGCTTCGCGTGCGGCGTCTGGGTCAGCGCGGAGGCATGGTGGATCGCCGCGGAGGACTGGAACGAGCTGGGGCCGGATGAGGGCGTGCAGGAGCTTGTGCCGGGCGAGCGGATCACGCTGGGCTTTGACGGTGCGCGCGTGGGCGACAGCACGGCCCTGGTGGCCTGCCGCGTGTCTGACGGCCTTCTGGCGTTGCTCGCGTGCTGGGAGGCGCCCGGGGACCTTGCGACGTGGGAGGTGCCCGCCAACGAGGTCGACGCCGTGCTCGCGGAGACGATGGAACGCTTCAAGGTGCTGCGCGGCTACCTTGACCCGCCGCTATGGCGCTCGGAGATTGACCAGTGGGCGCGCGAATACGGCGACAAGGTGATCGTGCGCTACGAGACGGCGCGCCCGAAGATGATGGGCGCCGTCGAGCGCTTCCGCACGGACGTTGCGACCCAGCGGCTTCACCACAGCGGCGACGTGACGCTGACCCGGCACGTGCTGAATGCCCAGACCCGGGAGGCTCGGGGTGGCGGCTACTGGCTCGCGAAGGATCGGCCGGGCAGCTCGGACAAGATCGACGCCGCCGTCGCGGCGGTGCTCGCGTATGAGGCGCGCGCCGACGTGCTCGCCGAGGGCGGCAACCGCTCCAAGGTGCCCGTGAGTTGGAACTGATGGCGACCGACCTCGCAACGCAGACCACGACGCCCGAGCAGTGGCGCGAAACGCTGCTGGGCGAGCTGCAGGCGCGCGCGAGGCCGATGCGCGAATGCGACGCCTACTACCGCGGCGAACACCGCATGGCGTTCTCCACGGCGCAGTACAGGGAGGTGTTCGGGACCCTGTTCAGTCACTTCGCCGACAACTGGTGCGACCTCGTGGTCGACGCGAGCGCGGAGCGCCTACGCGTCGAGGGCTTCCGCTTCGGCACCGACCAGGAAGCGGACGTTGACGCGTGGGATATCTGGCAGCGCAACAAGATGGACGCCGAAGCGGACCTAGCGCACACGGACGCGATCAAGCTCGGCTGCACCTACGTCCTGGTCGGCGCCGACGACGGAAAAGAGGCAACGATCCAGGTAGAGCCGGCGGATAAGGCAATCGTGTACCTGGACCCGGCCCAGGGGCGCCACCGGCTCGCCGGTCTGCGCTACTGGACGGATGAGGTCGGCGTCGAGCACGCCGGTCTGTACCTGCCGGATGCCGTGTACTGGTGGCGCCGAGAAACGGCCCAGACAGGTGAAACGGCCGGGCGCTGGGAAGAGGACGTGGGCAGCGGCTCAAACCCGCTCGGCGTCGTGCCGCTGATCCCGCTCGCGAACGCCCCGACCCTCAGCAACCGCCTGGGGCGCAGCGATATCGAACGCGTGATCCCGCTCCAGAACGCCGTGAACAAGCTGTGCGCGGACATGATCGTTGCGAGCGAGTTCGCCGCCTACCCGCAACGCTGGGCGACGGGCATCGAGATTCCGGTCAACCCGGAAACGGGCGAGAAGATGGCGCCGAACTTCCTCGGCGGCGCTGATCGCGTCTGGGGCGTCGAGGACGCCGGGGCGCGCTTCGGCAACTTCTCAATCGCGGACCTGGCGCCCTACGTCAAGGCGATTGAGATGTGCATACAGCACGTAGCGGCGCAGACCCGCACGCCGCCTCACTACCTGCTCGGCGCGATGGGCAGCTTCCCTAGCGGGGAGAGCTTGAAGGCGACGGAGACCGGCCTGGTCGCGAAGGTGCGGCGCAAGCAGCTGAGCTTCGGCGAGGGGTGGGAGGAGGCGGTCCGCCTGGCCTTCGCCGTTGAAGGCGACAAGCAGCGGGCGGAATCCGTCACGGTCGAGACAATCTGGGCGAACCCGGAATCCCGCATCGTCGCGGAGACCGTCGACGCCGCCGTCAAGCTCGCCGGGATCGGCGTTCCGCGGCCGGCGCTCTGGGAGTACGTTGGCGCGAGCCCGCAGCAGGTCGCGCGCTGGCGCGAGGAAGGCGAGCCGCGCAGCTCCCCGCCGACCAAAGAGACAATCCAGGTCCAGGCGACGCCCGACCAGGCCGTCGCCTTCAACACGGGCGAGCCGATCCCGGACGTGGCGCCGGGCGACAGCGTGCTCGTGCCGAGCAGTACCCCACAACCTTCAACCCCGCCACCGTCAGGAGGCACCAAGAGTGGCAAGTGACCAACCAGGCCAGGCCGGCGCGACGCCGGCCGACCCAGACCCCGCGGCCGGCGCGACGCCGGGCGGGCAGCAGCAGGCCGCGGCCGGCGCGACACCGGCTGCGGGCGGCAGTAAAGAGGGCGCGAAGCCCGACACGTCCCTCGGCGATAAGGGACGCGAAGCCCTGGACAAGGAGCGCGCGGCACGACGCGATGCCGACCGCGAGAGCGCAGAGCTTCGCAAGCGAATCGCCGAGCTGGAGGACGCCGGCAAGGACGAGAACCAACGCCGGGCCTCCGAACTGGAGCGCGCTAACGAGCGCATCCGTGAGCTGCAGGGTCAGCAGCAGCAGCGCGAGCTGCTTGACCTAAAGCGCGAGGTGGCCGATGAACTGCACTTGCCAGCATCGTTGGCGCAGCGGCTAGTCGGTGAGGACCGCCGATCCTTGAAGGCGGACGCGCAGAAGCTCGCCGATGAACTGGAGGCCGGCAAGCCGGTCGGTGACCTGGGCATCGGGCGCGGAGCCGGCGCAGCCGGCGGCCAGTCCGGGCGTGTTTCGATGAACGATCTAATCCGCGAGGCGTCCGGTCGCAACTGACAGGCAGCGCGACGCGCTGTCGGCTCGCCCGTACCTCGCCCTCTAACTGGAGGGCCGCATGGCTTTCAACAATCAGATCACCCGCTCCGGGGCGGCAGCACTTATCCCGGAAGAGTACGCGACGGAAATCCTGTCTCGTCTTCCCGTGCAGTCGGCGGCGTTGCAGCTCTTTCGCCACGTCACCATGTCACGGCAGCAGTACCGTATGCCGATCATCGCGGCGCTCCCCGTCGCGTACTTCGTCAGCGGCGACACGGGGCTCAAGCAGACGACCGAACAGCAGTGGGGCAACAAGTACCTGAATGCCGAGGAGATAGCGTGCATCGTGCCGATCCCGGAAAAGGTGCTTGACGACGCGGCCTATGACATATGGGCCGAGACAACGCCGTTCATCATCGAGGCGATAGCGCGCGCGCTTGACGGCGCGATCTTCCTCGGGATCAACAAGCCGACGACCTGGCCGGCGGCAATCGTCACGGTGGCGAAAGAAAAGGGCAACGAAGTGGTCTCGCCGACGGCGAAACCCGAAGCCGGCGGCGTCGTCGGAGATATCTCCGAACTGATGGCGAAGATCGAGGTCGGCGGCTTCGACGTGAGCGGGATCATCGCCCACCGCAAGCTCAAAGGGATGCTGCGCCAGGCGCGCGGCACGACCGGCGAGCAGCTCACCGCGATGGACCCCGGCACGGAGGTCGAGCCGGCGCCGACCAACGTGTTCAGCGTCCCGATCAGCTACCCGATGCGCGGCGTCTGGCCGACCGCTCCGAAATCGCCCGAGCTGATCCTCGGCGACTTCTCGGAGGGGATTCTCGGCGTCCGCCAGGACATAACCTGGAAGCTGCTCGACCAGGCGGTGCTCCACGACGAATCTGGCAAAGTGATCTTCAACCTCGCGCAGCAGGACATGGTGGGAATGCGCGTGGTCTGTCGGTTCGGGTTTGAGGTCGCGAACGTGCCGCAGCCCGAGTTGAACGCGCAGCAGTACCCGTTCGGCGTCCTAGTGAGCGCGACCTGATGAGTCCGCAAGCGAGGAAACCAGACCCGACGCCCCGGCGCCCGGAAGAGGAGGAGCCCACCACGACCTCCGCCGAGGAGCCGATCACTAACCCCGTCCTGGAAGAAGCCCTGGAGAGAGGCGTTCTCCTCTTCCCCGACGCAGCTGCCGAGACAACCGAGGAGGACTGATGGCACTCACCTACGTCATCGCAAACCCCACGAACGCGACCGTGAACCTGACAACGACGCCCGCGCGCACGCTCGGGCCTCGTGCTACGGCAGGCTTGGCCGCGGCGTCCGCGGAAGCGGGCAGCCTCGCGGCCTGGCTCGCGGCCGGATGCGCGGTCACGGCCGTAGGCGAACCCGCCGAAGCGAGTAAATGGCCGACCGGGCTCGCCGGCCTTGACCAGCTCAAAGTCGCGGCGGCGCAGGCGCTGATCGGTGGCGTCCTGCCGTAGCTAAGCGCCGTGTGCTCGTCCAAAAAGCGCAAGCACCGCCGGACGGGCAAGCGACGCGGAAGGGTCAAAGGCACCGGCAAGTCATCACACGCGCGCACGACCGGGAAGCGGACTTCTCGCTCCCCGGTCGCGCGCAAAGTGAAACGTAGACGGCCGGCGAAGCACGTCCTCTGTTGAGATGCCTGCTCCTTGGGTAGAAGCCGAACAAGCCGACGTAGAGCGGCGTGCTGCCCTGTACCGGGAACAGCAGCAGCACCGCATCGCGTTTCAGACGTGGCTCTGGCGGCTGCGCAAAGGGTCGGTCTCGGCACGCGCGACGCTGATGGTCAACTGGGACCCCGTTATCCGCGCGCTCCAGGAACAGGCGATCCCGACCGTGGAACCCGAGCTGGACCCCTACTACGACCCGCTCCAGCAGCGTGAACAGGTGAACGTCGGAACATGAGCACGCCCGAGCAGCTGGTCACTCCGCCGGTATGGGCGCCGACCGTCGCGGACGTGGCGGGGCTCATCCGCGCCCGCACGAAGGACAACAACGGCAACGAGCTTGGCACCTTCACCGAAGCGACGCGCCCGACCCAGGTGCAGGCGGCGGAAGCGGTCGAACACGCGTGCATCGGCCTGGGGGAGAAGGTCGGCGCGATGGCGCCGAAGTGTGAAAAAACGGCGAAGCTTTGCGCGGCCTACGGCGCCGCCGCGGAGATAGAGCTGAGCTACTTCCCGGAGCAGGCGCGCACGGATCGCAGCCCGTACCAGTTCCTCATCAAGCGCTACGAAGCGCTCCTGGACGGCCTCCAGCAGTGCATCCTCAACAACCTGCCCGGCTACGCGCCCGGCGGCACGGCAACCGGAATCCGCTCGGGCACGATGCTCGCGATGAGCGCGACCGCGCACGACTTCTACAAGGGCAAGGTCGGGGTGCTTGAACTCGGCGCGCCGGGCATGGAAGGCGGGGAAGCCGGCGAGGACGAACCAGGCGTGGAACCCGTACCTCTTGACTGATGGAGCAGTTCGTAACCAACGCGTCGCACCTGGCCGCGCAGCTCGAGCGGCTTGCCGGGCGCGTCGGCGATCCCCGGCCGGCGCTTGAACGCATGCGCGCGATGCTCTCGGCCGGCGAGGAGCAGGTCTGGGGCGGGGAGGGCGCCGCCATCGGCTTCCGCTGGGAACCGGCGGTAGAACCCGACCGCAAGAGTGACCCGGCGCTCCTCGTCGCGACCGGCGCGCTACGCGCGAGCCTGACCGAGGGAGGTGGCGGCGCACCCGCGACGGAGGTTGAGCTGCGCTTCGGCACGGAGGTCCCCTACGCGCGCTTTCACCAGTACGGCACGCGCAAGATGCACCCGCGCCCGTTCCTGGGCATCCCGGCCGACGTTGACGCCGGCCTCTCGCGGCTGCTCGGGGAGATGATCGAGGAGGCGGAGTGACCCCGGCGACGACCAGCTGGTACCCGGTCACCGCGCCCGTTCACGTCGGGGACCTCGTCGGCCCGATGGTGACCGGCGCGGATATCGAGGACGCCGTAGTGCTGCAGCTCAAGGAATGGCTCCCGCGCTACCTCGTAGCCGCGGAGGAGCAGCACGGCCTTACGCCGGGCAGCGTGCCCGTGCCGAAGGGTTGGGCGGTCACCGGGCGCGTGCTTGACAAGCTGCTAAGCGACCAGCTCCCGTGCGTGATCGTCATGGCGGCCGGCGTCGCGCCCGGCGTGACGCACCGGGAGGGGGAAGGCGTGCTGACCGGCAACTGGACGCTGGGCGTCGGGTCCATGTTCAACGCGGACCTCGGCCGGGAAGCTCGCCGCCGGGCGCAGCTCTACGCGCGGGCGATCCAGCTCTCCCTGCAGCAGATGCCCCTACACGCGCTAGGGCAGCCCTGCAAGGTCGATTGGCGGGGGGAGAGCTATGACGAGCTTGACTTCGCGACCTCGCGCACCTACAGCGCCTCCGTCGTGAACCTGAACGTGTACTGCCGTGAGGTCGCGACGACCGACGGCGGTCCACCGCCGGAAGCAGTGCCACCGACCGACCCGACCGTGCCGTTCGTGCCCTGGGTCGAAGTCAAAGAGACCGAGACCACGGTCGAACCCAAACCATAGACGGGAGCAAACCATGACCAGACCGGGCGTCGAAGTCGTTTCCGCGACTGCCGCACCCGCGCTCGGGGTCCCCACGGACACGGGCGTTGCTTTCATCGTTGCCGAGGCGCAGATGGG